CGTTTCCGTCGGCGGTTACTGCTTCGCTGTGAATGACGCGGAAGGCGCCGCCGATATAAGCTTCAACATCTACAGTCGCACCGCTCGTTACCGAGGTAGATGCAATGGTAAATGTCCAGCCTTTTGCGCGTTCAACGCTGAAGGACGAGCCGGCTCCCGTGGCACTAACGCCATCAAGAAGCGTGATCTTCTGGAGTGATTTAAACATAGTTATTCTTTCTGATTTATAGGTTTACTTAGGTAAATTTACACCGCTACCACTTGAGTAGTTACCACCCATTGATGGACGTCTTGTAAGTTGTGCCGTACCTCGACGCTTCTTTGACCCTGATTTACGAGATGCCCGTGAGGGTTTCGCAACTGCCGCTGTCGCCGTCGGTGGTGGAGGCGGAGGAGGCGGTGGGGCAGGGGGCGGAGGAGGAGGCGGAGATGACATTCCGATGCACATAATTATTCTTTCGGTGAAATGATTGTTGTATGTTGTTCGTCATAAACGTCTTGTAAAAACTCTACGACTTTTCGTTGTCCGACTTTGATCCAGATTTCTCGTTCGCTATCGCTTGGATCAGGACAGCGTAAAGGGAAACGATCGCTTAAAGCGTCGATTAAATCCTTGCTCAAATCGGGTAATTTTCTTTCAATAGGGTACGTCACTTATATATCCCCTAACGGATCGAACGGTTTAGGGCGAGCTAAATCTTCGTCTAACTTTCCTGTAACTTGTTGGATCATAGGACTATATTTCGCCTTCTGTTCGTTGGAAAACTCGGCGGGCATCCATAGATATTTAAGTTGTTTATTAACGGGATCGTACTCTTTGTGCTGTATCAGATACGCCATCCACGCGTTTGTAAGTGCCTCTTGTTCAGAGAGTTCGGCGTCGCTGTAAGCCCTAACAACTGTGTCCCAAGTCGCTCCGTTATTGTCGAGTAATCGGTTTGCTTTAACGCCGCCTACACCGGGAATACCTTTGTATCCATCGACAGGATCACCCGCCATTGTTTGCATAAGGTGATACCTATTAGCGTCTTCCACCGATACATCGTGTATTTCATCGCGATTAAAATCGTAGAAAGTACACGGTACAGATTTAAAATCTTTATCAATAGATACGATGATCCGCTTTTGATCGGGTGTAAGATCGGTTGCAAGGATCGCTAGGACGTCGTCTGCTTCGAGGTTGGGATAGATAACCGTTCCGTATTCCTCTGCCATCCAGTCGCGTATAGGACTAAGACCAATAGGTGCAAACTTAGATCGTCGGTTTGCTTTGTACATTGGATTTAGTTTACGTCGGAAGTTGTTCTTATCGGAGATAGCGAGAATAAATTCTTCGGCTCCTGTCTTTTGTTTGAACATATCCAGACGTTCTATGATCCACGTCTTAGCAATCGCTAGGTCGCTATGAACCGTCCATAAGTCTTCTTCCCATTGGACGTTTGCTTGGGCGGTGAAGGCCGATTGGTAGGCGAGTACATCGGCGTCTATAAGTAGTATCGTTTTCATTGTTTATAAAATAAGCTCCAGTTGTTTTGATATTGTTTGAATTTGGATTTGGACATCGGTGCAGGACAGAGATTAATAGTCTTCATAGTTCCGCATTCCTCACGTGGGATGATCCACCAATCGCTAGTGGGTAAGACGTAACAAACGAGTAGATCAATATCCCTACTCATCTCTGCTTTATTGGTACAACCCGCGCCTGTGCAGACCTTATAGGCTTTACCTTTGTAGGGAACCGAGGTCGATTTAACTTGGACTTTTAAAATACCTGTCGGACAAGAGACGAGGTAGTCCCAAGGCATAGGCGTCGTTGTAGGGTGAGGTTCAAAGTCGCGTTCTAAGCATTCTCGAACGAACGCTGTTTCAGCGATTGATCCGATCCGTTGTGCGCTTGAAGATGGCATAAGGCATTAGTGTGTTTCCGCCCAATTCTCTCCGACTTTGTATTCACCATCTAACGGGCATCGCATCTTTAGTTGAACACCTGCCGCTTTGATCGCTTCAACGGCGAGCTTACCGTAGGTCTCTGCTTTAGCGGGTGCTACCTCGGCTTGGAACTCGTCGTGAATGTTTGCAACAAACGCGTACTCTCTGGCGTGCGCCCATCCCAACATTGTCAACTTGGAGAACAACAGGATTAAAGCTTGCTTCATAACGACGGCTCCTGCCGACTGTAACAGCGTGTTAAGCGCAGAGTGTTCCGATCGTATGGGTAAGACACGTCCGTCTAAACCGCGAAGGAATCCGCCTCGTCTAACCTTTTCTTCAACCGCTTGCTTTAATTGTTTGAGAGCAGGAAGCGACGATAAGAACTTCGCCTTCAACGCTTTACCTTCTCGACTACTACCGCCCACGATCTCACCGATCTTTGCATCACCCGCGCCGTACAAGAATGCGTAGATAAATGTCTTCGCTTGATCTCGTGTTTCTAATCCCGCCGCTTTTTGATTGGTAGTATGAATGTCACCTGTCAGCAATTCAGTAGCGTATTGACCGCCGTCAAAAGCCGATAGGTAATGAGCAAGCATACGAAGTTCTAACCCGCTTGCGTCGCACCCTACTAATTTATATCCCTGTCCCGCCTTAAACAGTTCACGACATTCCTTACCGTAAGGAGCGCGAACCGCAGGGACTTGAGCGACGTTAGGATAGCTGTGTGTACAACGTCCTGTAACCGCTCCGTTGCTGTTGACCTTACCATGTATGCGACCACGACGTACGCATTTTAACCACGCGTTATCGCCTTCGGCTAACATCCCTAATCGTTTAGTAACCATGAGATAACGCAAGAGTAGTTCAGCCGCCGGATGCTTGACGCCTTTAAGCACAGCTTCATCGATCTTAGGTTTACCGTCTGGTGTGAATAGCTTTGGTTTCCATCCGAACTTTTTAAGGCGATCCGCTATCTGATCTCTACTACCGGGATTAAACGGAATGGACTTAGTCTTGTTAGCTAGTTTAGTTGCCTTGTTAGCGAGCGCTTGAACTTCTCCTTCTTCTTTTAACATACGCTTTAACGCCGCCTTGGTCTCACCGAAGAATTGTTTTCCGTTGACTTCGATCTCCCAACCTTCGGGCGTCTTCATCTCTTCGACCTTTGGTTCAAACGTCTTTTGTAATTCGTCCTTTAACTCGGCTCGCTTTGTCGTCAGTTCCATCGCTAACTTTTCCGCTTTCTTCTCGTCAAAGGAAAAGCCTACGAGTTCCTGTCGTCTCATTATCGTAGCAAACATATGTTCAAGGTTAAGCATCCGTGTATCGGGTTCTTGCATCTTCATGTATGCACCGATCGCTTGGGTAACGAGAACATCGCGCTCACAATACTTACGCATCTCTTCGTTGTACTCATCGAACGCGCCATCCTGTTCGCCGTAAGCGTCCTTGAAGACGGAGCCTATACGATAGCCCCAAGCTTTAAGACTATGCGATCCCCAACATTCTTTCGGGAATTTATCACGCACCATGTCTTGGCTGTATAGATCGCTGTGTACGCATCGGGATGTAATCATAGTGTCGAGGACACGCGATCGAGGCGACCACTTATACATCCTTGTTAGAGCGGGTATATCAAACCCAATGACGTTGTGACCGACGATGGTGTCGGCATCATCAAGTTCACGTAGTCCTGCCGATATACCGTCGCCGCTAAACGTCACCATCTTTTCCATGACGGGATCGTAAACCGATAAGCAATGAACAACTTCAAGTCCGTCAAGCGTCGTAAAGTTTTCTAGCTCGTTGGTCTCGATGTCGAAGTAGAGTGTCTTGTTTCTTCTACTCATAGCTTAGAACGGATCAGGCGAACCCACCGTTTGATTGTTATTATTGTCAGTTGTAAACATCTTTGAATCACTTTCATTTAATCTTCCTGTCTTGTTGTCGAAGTGAAGCGTACCCGCTAATCCGTTGTCGCCAGAAAAGCGGTTCTTCAACACTCGTATTCTTGTTTGGTTAGCGTCAGACTCGGATTGTTGATTACGTTCTAATCCGATGACCATGTCTGACAGTTGTGGTATGGCGTGTGAACCGCGTAAGTGAGCGAGACTTGTCACCGCTCCTTCTTCGTGTCCTCCGCCGGGTGGTCGTTTGAGATGACTGACTAAGACCATCCCGCATTGAGTCTCCTCAACGAGCGATCTTAATCGTGTCATGGTGTTGTCGATCAAACGGCGTTCGTCGTCTCCGTCAAAGCCGCTAATAACAATCGACAAGTGATCAAGAAATATCCACTTACATTCCAGTCCTTTGCATAGGTATCTGATTTTGTTCAGTAGGTTATCGCTGTCACAACTGCCGAAGTGATCGTAGGTAAAGAAGCGTCCGTTCCCTACCGTCTCTTCAAACGTAGGTCTTAACGCTTCTGGTTCTATCTCTTTTTGTAGATGTAGTTGTTGTCCGACGTGTAGTCCCATGATGCCTAGAGCCGTTCGCCTTACGCTCTCTTCAAGCGCGATGTAACCGACTTTCTCACCCGCTTGTAATAACGAGTAAGCGACTTCACGGCAGAATAGAGACTTCCCAATCCCACTACCCGCGCATACGGTGACGAGTTCTCCCCGTCGTAAGCCGTGCGTCATGTCGTTTAACATCTTGTATGGATAAGGTTTCGACTCAGCGTTATTAACTTCGTTGATCTTGTTCCATAGTTCTTCGGCTCCAACGATCCCATCGGGTCGATAGTCTCGCGCATCCCACGTCGCTCTTACGAGTTCCTGTGAGCGGTTGGCAACGATCATGTCGTTCGGGTCTTTGAGTGGTAGCTCGGCGATCTTGGCGCGTCCCGGCGTGAGTAAGGCGGCGCATTCAGTCGCTCCCTTTCTTCCGCTGTCATCCATGTCGAACATGAACACGACTTCGTCGAAACGTTCTAACCAATCGAGCGCTTGAGCGACGTGGTTCTTCCCGCTTTGAGCGCCGTGTGGAATCGATACGACAGGCCACTTATGTTCGAACGCTTGTGATACAGATAGAGCGTCGATCTCTCCTTCGGTTACAACGACGCGTCTACCGCCGTCTCTCCACAAATGTTGACCGTAAAGCCCGACCAGTTCGCCTCTGACTTTGAAGTCTTTATTAGCGAACCGTATCTTCTGACCGACAAGCTTGCCGTCTCGACTTCGGTAGTTGGCGACCTGTGCCTGTTCTCCGTCTACATCTGCGATCTGATAACCCCACTTCTTACACGTTGCTTCGGTCAGGTTACGTCGCGATAGCGCGGTGTAAGCTCCCGTTACAAACGTCGGTCGTGGCTTATCCGTCGCCGTTGTTGTTGGTATATCCATGTTATTCGTTTTATCTTTTTTTGGTTGTATGTTTTCACCACAGCTAAAACACTTGGACGACCCGTCTACATAAGTACATCGGGCGTCACTCGACCCGCAGGACGGACACGACGTGTGCATTTCTTGGTATTCAGCCATGATTTTGGTATGGTTTTGTCACAATATTTTATTCCTTTCTTTTCGCACCACATCGCATAAGAGGTCTTCGATCCCTTACGCAGTTTGTTAGATGCGTTTTGAAAGCAAAGGCGGACATCGAGTTCGGGATGTTGTTCACGAATTAGCAGATGCTTGGTTCGGTCTTCGCTTGTCCACAATCCTTTGGTCTCAACTATGATCCCGTTTGGTAGGATGAAGTCAGGCGTATACGTTGCTATCTTCATGTACTCTATCTTCATACTTTCGTATTCGAACTCGATGCCCAACCGCCGTAAGTAATTAGCGGTCTTTGCTTCGAATCCAGAACGAAAGTTAGAAGTCCGCCGCGAGGGGCTTTGCTTCTTCTTTCGACGTCTCGTCATTATTATCGTTGGTTGGTTGATCTAGGGTTTGTTCGAACGTTTCACCGCCGTGGGTGTAGCCCGATTCTTCCGCTGTAAAGCCAAAGCTCGACGCCTTTTCTGACGTTCCCACTTCAGCCATCTTTAATACCTGTACAGCTTGTGGTTCGAGACGCATTCCAAAACCGTGAGCGGCGACGTACCAGAACTGAACCTTCAGTCCGAGTTTAATCGTGCTTCCACCGCCGATGATGGTGTCGTCCTTTATTGGATTACCTTGTGCGTCAAAGCGACCAACGGAAAGGAAGTATTCGGAGCCGTCTTTACGTTTTCCTCCGCCCTTAAGTTTGGTCTTGATGTAGTGATTGCCTTCGTCGTCAATGCAGAACGGTGAGTTCGCTTGCTTTAGTTTATCCTTACCTTGCTTGACGCATTCCGTTTGATACGCGGCTTCGAAGTCCGGCTTGATCTGATTCTTGAGCGCCGTCCAATCTGCTTCCTCTAGTATTAGTTGGGTGCGGTACGTTCCGTATTCCTTGTCGTCGTACTGTCCTTTGGATGGGCTTGTAAGCCAGCAGTAACGTGCCGTTCCTTTTGGTGTTGTTATCGTTTTCATATTATATCGGGTCATTTAATCGCTCCTTTTAAGCGTCGTTTTAAGCAAAGAAATATTCCGAACCCAACACCTCAAGTGGATCGAGCGATCCGTAAGGGGGCAGGTCTGGAAGTTCCTTCTCGGTTTGTGATTTGATCTCATCCTGAAACTTCAGAAGTAGATCGGGTGAAAATATTTCAGC